ACTCCTGGCGAAGTATCGCCACCTAACTTGGTTGCGCCTTTTGGCGCGCTTGGCGATACCGAATTGGCGTAGCCGTTTGCCGTTTCTGGCTTGTTTGTAAAGTAAAATCCGCTGCCTAATTGGTCATTACCTTTGCCAGTTTGCTCGGGGTCAAACGATTCCATGTTTTCAAGGTTTCCGGTGCCGTGGTACACACGTTCAGGTACGTGGCTACCCTCAAGAAATGCTTGCTTGTTCTTTTCACGCAGTTCGCGGCTCATCTGTTCGGTTGTTGGCTTGCCCATGGTTATACCTTATCAAAAGCGTGACGTTTAACTACCGAGATCGAACCGTGGATCTTCGGATCGTGGTGCGTAAAGAACCCCTGCGATTCTTCGTGTGCTGTTTCTGGCGATCCTTCGGCTTTCTTATTGCGGTGCCCCACAACCACGCCGCGCCCGTCTAGGGGGCGGAAGTCATGCGCATCGCCATCGATAACCGGGTGCATCTTGTTCATGACTTCGTCATGTACGTGCTTGGGCAAATGCTCGCTGTGTGAAAACGACATGGCCACATTATCGCCCTTGTGCAATCGTTCGCGCATTTGTTTCCAGTTAGTATCTGCGTGCCCGTGGCCGTTGCTGACGTAGGTAACGTGGTGATTCGGCGCCACTGCGTCGGCGTTATGGTGCGAATAATCATAGAACGATACGTCGGGGTGCGCGTTGATTATAGCTTTATGCACCTGTGGTTTGATATTCGACATTACATTTAATCGCACGCCCAGATGGTTGCCGTTATGCGCGGCTTGCTGCTTTGCTGTTTCGATCTCGTCGTGCAACTTGATCGCAAAGCTGTGCGGGTCTTGCAATAGCGCGTGGGTCTTGGCCAGATGCCCCGGTGTTGGCCCTTTGCCGTCTGGCGACAACGATACGCCTACAATTTCCACCCCACGGCCATCGGGCAGCTTTGCGCCGTGTGCTTTTTCATTCTGTCCCAGGATATCCTTGGGCCGGCCGTTGTGCTTACTGAATCCGATGATCTGGCCAATGTTATGCGCCGCACGTACACTATTAGCCGCACGTTTCCCAGGTGTTAATCCAATGTGGTGGCTAATGGCTTCATCAAACGCAATGGCCAAGCTCGGCTTGTCGTTCTTAGGCTGTCCACCTTCTGCTAACCCCTGCGGTTGCATGGCCGGGTGCAATTGGCCCGGCGGTGTCATCGCTGACATTGCTTGGCCCTGGTGCGTCATGTTAAGAATATTACTGGGCGGTTGGTTTGGGGCTGGTTGCCCCGGTGCGCCTTGCGGTGGCTGGCCTGGTTGCTGCGGTGCTTGTGGTGCTTGGCCCAGCGCGCCTGGTGTACCTGGTTGAAAGTTGACGCCGCCAGTTGGCAGCGCGCCGCCGGGCATCTTGCCTGATGGTAAGTCCTCGCCGCCAGGTGGCATAACGAATGTTTTCGTTGGCATATCTGGTGCCTCGTTCACACCGATACTTCGGATGTCTGCATTTTCTCCAATGCTGTGGCCCAGAGCATGGTGCATTTTGTTTGTTGTTAGTGGTGCGATTGCCATGTTGCATTCCGTTCGTTAAAGTGAATATGGGTTCTCGGTACTGCGCCGTCCTGCATCAATGTAATCTTCTTCGTCCACCCAGTCCTTAGGGAAGTCGATTGTTAGCCAGCCGGAGTCTCGCAAATAGCGCAGTGCTTGGCTCATTGCATCAACGAAGTCATCGTGTGCTGCGCCTTCCGGAAACGAACATATCTGGCTGACCATGCCCTCGGCCCAGTCGCGCACGAATCCGCGTTTATTGCCCGACTCGGGTATCCACACGCGCCCGGCTTTGATAATGTTAGCCACGATGCTTAGGCGTTGGATCTTATCGGCCCGGCCTGGGTTGTATGGTATCACGGGGATACCCGCACGGCGAAGATCTTGAATCAACTGGATACCAGCCGACTTGTCCTCGATTAGTAGCAAATCGACGCGTTTCTTTTCACGCCCCTCGCCGTAGACTGTCTCGTACTCATCGAGCACCTTAGGGCGCAGGTCGGGGTATTGTAGGTGCTCTTGCCAGCAGTCGATCACCATGGCGCACATACCGCCGTCCTCTGGCTTGAAGATACCCAGGGTGATATGCGCTGTTGGATCGTTAACCGTCTTCTCGCTGGTGGCGCAGTCTAGTGACTGTACGATAAACTCGAACTTAGGAAACGGTTTGCCATTGGGCCACAGCTTGAACCAGTCACGCTTGACGATACCGCCTTCCTCTGGGTCGATAATCTCGGCGTGGATCTCCTGTCGGCCCAGGTTGGTTCCCTCGTATTGCAAGATCTGCTTTTGGAATGCTGGCGCCAGATTGGCAATGTTCACGTAGGTACTGGCCTTGGTCACCACGACATCATCGCCCTCGCGATCGAGTAGGTCCATGATCACTGGTTTAGGCTTTGGTGTAGTTGAACACAGCAGTCGGGTTTTAGTGCCCAGCCGGATACCGAACTGGATCATGTCCCACGAATCTTGCAGGTAATCCCAGGCCGCAAGTTCATCAAGCCAGCCGCCGTGGAACTGGGGGCCGCGGAATCGGTCAGGCTCCGACGCGGGAATACCCTTGATCAGTGAGCCGTTAGTCAGATGGATCTCGTGAAGCGACGAATTGTACTTAGCCACCAGGATAGGCGGGATGATCTTAATCAGGCCCGAGTCGCCTTCAAAGCATACGCCCTTCAAGTCGCTGGATGTTGGTGCGGATACCAGCCACCGAGTATTGGCCTGGGTAGCCGCCCACCAGCCGATAGTTTCAGCCGAGGTGCGCGTCTTGCCGGACCCCCGCCCGCCAAGCATAAGCCAGATAGCCCAGTCGCCCGCAGGCTCGATTTGGAACTTGTGTGCCCGCATAAGCCAGCGCGCACGCCACTCGAACAGTGCGCGCTGCTCATCGGGTAGCTGTACGTATTGTTCGCGTACTGCTGGGTCACTAAGTAGCTCGATCATTCGTCAGTCTGCCTACGCAACGTCATGTTCTTCAGCATTTCCGCGAAGATGTCGAAATTTGCCTCTATCTTAATAGGCGCGTCGTCGTCTCCGGCCAGTGCCACCCGGTCGCCGTACTTCTTCGGGTTAAATTTTGCAAGTAGTTTTAGGCGTGTTTCAACTTGCAACTTGCGGTGGCCGAGCATGTCCTCGCGTCGCACCGTGCGGCCTTCTTCGCTGTCCGTGACGATTTCACCGACCATTGGTGTGTCAGCAATCCGCATGCAATCCTCAGCGATACAGTCGTAACCAACAGCCCTAGCTCGCATGAAGCGTTCCCTGAATGTTGCGTCTTCGTCAAGCCATGCGTACACTTTCGTGTAAGCTGGGTGCTCGGGGACACGACAAAATTCGCGTAGCGTCTCGCCCTTGCCGATCCAGTCAATGATTTGCTCGCATAGCTCTGTGCGTTCGGCAATCGTGAAGCGACCACGTTGCTTCGGTGGCCCTTTCTTCTCTACGTTCTTCATGGTATCCCCGTGCGTAATGTTCTGATGCCGTGATAATAGCGCACAGTACGCCACAATGCAAAAACCCCGCAAACGCGGGGCTGTGTGGGTTAGACAGATCTGGCCAGCAAGTCGATCCACCAGAAAAACAAGAGGCCGATTATCACTAACGATAAGATCGCGGGTAAATGTTTAAACATGATTACGCTCCGAATTTTAATTTCATGCAGTCATTGTACGAACCATACGCGATGATCGAATACGAATTGCGCACTGTATCGCCCTTGCAAACAATGATATTCCCGTTGCTGTTTCTTTGTGCTGTGTACATGGTGTTCTTTGTGTGTGTGTGTGTGGCTACGACAGAACCCATTTTACAGGGTCTGCCGGAGAATACAAGAACTATTTGTTAATTTAAAATTATATTTGATGTGGGTTTTGTCTAAACCACCAATGCCGCAGTTAATTTTGAGTCAAAATACTTAACGGTGTTCTTTTCTACGTAACGGGCATCTACGGGCGCTATTACCCCGATAAAATCATTTTTATTAATTGATACTAAACCCGAGCCGTTTTTGTTATGCGTAATGATCAAGGTTTTCTGACCTAAAATTTTTGCTGCT